ACATATGAATTGAATAGAATCATGATGGCAGCAGCCGCTACTGATGGTACTTTTGTACCAGACATTGACGGCGAGAGCTGGGCCGGAAGATACAATATTGCTGTACCTTACACACAAGAAGAAAGTGATATGTTAATGATGGCCTACAAGGCAGCAGGTTCTGAATTTCACGACTTAAATAAAGGTGACTTAAAAAGTAAAGAGTTAGATAGTACCAATATTCAAAGCATAGTTAAACCTTTTAAAGGATACAAAAGAAAATAATTTGAGCTACATCAATCAGAATAAGTAATTATATCAAATTACAGGATTATAAATGATTGATATTAATAACACACTTGACCTAGTCAAACTTAAATTTTACAACGAATGGCTATATACTGCTCATATATATGAAGAGGGTGAGAGTCAGATGCATGAAGTACTGACTGAAACAGTTGTTGAAAAATATATTGACCCCCTTAACATACAAAAAGACGCAAAAATACTTGATTTAGGATGTGGTCCGGGCTATTTCATGGATTCAATGAAAAAACGTGGATATACTGATCTTACGGGAGTTACACTAAGTCTCGGTGATGTTAAACTATGTGAAGATAAAGGTCATGTTATTAAAAAATACGATTTTAGTTTTCTACCACAAAAAGACGGCTATTATGATGAATCAATTGATTTTATCTTTTTACGCCAAACACTAGAACATAGTCCATACCCAATATTTACATTAATGGAATACAATCGTGTTCTTAAACAAGGTGGTAAAATTTATATTGAGGTTCCTGCCCCAAATAATCCAAGACTACATGAAAATAATTTAAATCATTATAGTATTTTGGGAGAACATCAATTAGCTGCATTAGTAGAGCGTACAGGATTTAAAATCAATCTGTTTGAAAATTTTGAATTTGATCTTAATGTACCGGTACAAGATAATGTAAAGATTAATAATGATGATCCTAGCACATTTACAACAATGAAAGAAAAATTCTATTGTCTTATTGCTACCAAAGCTAGACCATTAGATATCAAGTAAATTAAAGCACTCTTAGGAGTGCTTTTTAATAGCATCTCTAAATTGCTTATATAAATACTTGTTATGAGTAATACACCTTCACTAGTAAAGAATCCTTATACTAAAACAGTTTTTAAAACTGATAAAGAACTACAGGATTTCATTAAATGTTGTGACCCAGATACAGGTTATCTATACTTCATGGATAACTTTTTTATGATACAACATCCTACGAAAGGTAGTATGGTCTATCATCCCTGGCCCTATCAAAAACGATTGATTGAAACATACCACAACTATCGTTATTCAATAAGTTTGATGCCACGACAATCAGGTAAATCAACTTCAGCTGCCGGATATTTACTTTGGTATGCTATGTTTGTACCAGATAGTACTATCTTAGTTGCGGCACACAAATATACAGGTGCACAGGAGATTATGCAACGTATTCGTTATGCATATGAAAATTGCCCCGACTACATAAAAGCGGGCGTAACAACATACAACAAAGGTTCACTAGACTTTGAGAACGGATCTCGTATCGTTTCAGCAACAACTACTGAAAATACAGGTCGTGGTATGTCTATTACCCTACTATACTTAGATGAGTTTGCATTCGTTAGACCAAGTATTGCTAAAGAATTCTGGACAGCTATCACACCAACACTATCAACTGGTGGTAAAGCTATTATCACAAGTACTCCAAACAGTGATGAGGATCAATTTGCCTACATTTGGAAAGGTGCTAACAAAACTGAAGATGATTTTGGTAACACAACAGAAATTGGTGTAAACGGGTTTAGAGCATATAGGGCGCATTGGAGTGAACAACCGGGTCGAGATCAAAAGTGGGCTGATGAAATTAAAGCACAGTTAGGTGATGATCGGTTTAACCGAGAGATTGGTTGTGAATTTATTATTGCTGACGAAACATTAATCAATCCAAATACATTGATAGCAATGGAAGGGATAGAACCCGTGAATCGTATAGGACAAGTTCGATGGTATGATAAACCCAAGAAGGGTAATATCTATTGTGTAGGATTAGATCCAAGCTTAGGCACAGGCGGTGACCCGTCTGCTATACAAATCTTTGAAGCTAATACTACTACTCAAGTAGGTGAATGGAAACACAATAAAACAGACATTCCAAGTCAAATCAAACTATTAGCACAGATAAACAAATACATAGCAGAATGTACTAATGAACCTAACAACATATATTACAGTATTGAATGTAACGGGATTGGAGAAGCCGCTATCATATCATTAAACGAATACGGTGAAAGCAATATCCCAGGTATTTTTATTAGTGAAGCCGGTAAAGGGCGTAGAGGATTCAACACTACTAATAAAAGCAAATTAGCAAGTTGCGCTAAGTTCAAAACACTAGTTGAAAGCAAAAAAATGACTGTAAATAGTCGTAGTCTTATTAGTGAAATGAAAGCATTTGTAGCACATGGTGGTAGTTATGCCGCTAAAATTGGTGACACCGACGATTTGATTATGGCTAGCTTGTTAGTAACTAGAATGTTACAACATTTAAGTGATTATCACGTTAATTTAGAGACACAGATACGTGACCATGATGAATACATAGCTCCTTTACCCTTCTTTGCGGTCATAAGCTAAGAGGTAAAAGATAAATACAATATGGCTAAAAATCAAGAATCAATCAACCGCTCATTATTTGAACTATTACGTAGTAGAGGGTATGCACCGACACTATTAGATACTTCTGGTAAAGAAATCCCAGTCCCAGAAGAAGCAGAAGTATTTCAGTTTAAATTCACAAAAGACGGGGAAGAATACGGGACAGTAACAGCATCCATTGACGGATTACATAAATTAATAATTTACTTTGGTGATGATGTTGCTAATAGTGCTAAGGGTGAAGGTACAGACGATGATTGGTCTGATTTTATCAAAAAAGTTAAGAAATTCAAAAAATCTAAACTAAAAGAAAGTAGTGGTGACGATTCTTGGTACAAACTATTGAATCACCTAAAGCGTTTTTCACAGCAACATCAATTGAGTTTTGAAGTTAAAAATAGAGACCATTTAAAATATGATATGGCAAAAAGGGAACATATGAAAAAGCAAGAAAAAATTTCAGAAGGCTATTATCCAATGGGTAAAAAGGCTAGTTATAATGACAATATTCCAACTGTTAAGATTGTTATTGAACATAGTCGTACAATTGAAGAAGGTGAACAGCGTTATCGTAATGTAAACCGTATCTTTTTAGAGAATACACAAGGTGAAAGAATTCTTGCCCCTACAACTAAGCCTGGTGTTGCTCAGATATATGCCCGTCATTTAGCTGAAGGTGGTATGCCACACGATGATCGTTGGAATCATATTATTGGTCTATGTGAAGAATATAATAAGATGGGTGCATTTGTTCGTGCTACCCGTAACAACCAATTCAATGAATCAGCACAGCAATTAGTTAATGAAGGTATTAACCACTATCAAAGTTTAAGAGAATCATTAAGCAAGATGCGTGGTGCACGTGGTTACAATGCGTATTTTGAATCATACACTCCTCCATTAATGGAAGATGAAAGTGAAGAAAACAATTTGAATGAGTTGTTTGTACAAGAAACATTAGACCCACGTATTGAAAGCGTAATGCCAATATTGAATAAGCTACATAAGAAAGTAGCAGAGATGAAAGAAGTTAATGAATTAAGTGAGTGGGCCGATAGTTTAACTGAAATTGCTTTAGAAGAAGGTGAGCTTGGTCAAGCAGTAGGCACTGCAGCCGGAACTGTTCTTGGTGCAAGATTGGGCCCAGCTGGTTCAGCAATAGGCGGTGCGGTAGGTGGAGAGATTGGTGATTTTGCAGGTGATATGGCTGGCGATGCTTTGGGCATAGATGAAGAAGTAGACAAGGGTATTTTAGATACTGTTAAGAAAATTGGTAGTAAAGTAAAAGATGTTGCAAGTACCGCATTTGACAAATTAGGCGGCGGCACTGAAGAAGACCTAATTAGAAAATTACAACAAGATGCAGGTGTAGAGCAGACTGGTAAAAAACCAGAACCAAAAGATAAACCGGTTGGTGAAGGTAAAGGTATATTAGACCGTAGTCGTGAGCAACAAGCCGCCAACAAAATTGAAAAACCTGCAGTATGGCGTAAAGAGCAAGATAGTTTTTCCATACATAAAAGTAATAATGATGACGACGGAGCTGTTAAAGTACAGGGTTCTAACTGGAAAGTTACTCCGGACGATTTAAAGATGGCTGATGAAAAAAATATGACTAGTTCATCTAGTATGGCAGCATTGAGGAAAAACTTAAGTAATATTGAAGAAGTTGACATGGGTCAAGCTGACAGTTCATTAAGAAATGATCCAAAACAAAGCAATGATAAAATGGATCATTTTACTGCGTTAGATAAAGCATCAAAGAAAATGGGACACAATCATTTTATGGATGTACCTGATGACAAACTTGAAGCACTTAGATCAATGGTTAAAAGATTTAGAGCCGGCGAAGAAGTTGATGAAAGCGCACTACAAGCATCTTTTGGGTACGATAAGTACGGTGAAGATGGTATGGAAGCACTACAGGACGCTGGTCGTAAAGGTGCTAGTGAGAAAAAAATGCAAAATATTCGTGCTGAATTTAGTGATAAAGAAAAACCTGTAACAGAAGATGGTGAGTTTGCCGGTGACTATGCTACAGGTGAAGCAGGACAATGGCGTAACAAAGGTCCTAAAGCTAACAAGCCAGCAACGATTGGTGATCTAGTTGGTGAAGGCGAAGAAAAAAATCCTCTTGATCCGTGGAAGAATGTTAATCCTAGAGTTGATAATCCAAAAATTAAAGGTACTGATAACCGTGCCAAATCAGGATACTATCCTACTCCAAAACCCCCTGTTAAGAAATTAGATACGCCGTTAACTAATGAAACAGTAATAGAAGGTTTAGATGATTTAGCAAGAATATTAAATATTGCTGGAATTAGAAAATAAGATTTGGATTGAACACATGAAGATTATTTCATTATTGGGTGAAGCTGGAGTAGGAAATAAAGCTAACCTATCTGTAGACCAGGATTTGCTATATAAAGCCAAGCAAAAATATCCACAATATAGTGGAGAACAAGCCTTAACTTTATATATAGCTGATGAAATGAAAGAGAAAGACAAAACTGATTCAAATCAAAATAGATTAATAGATACACAAAAACGTGAAAATGAACGGTTAAGAAGTGTAGTAGATAATTTGGGTCAAACAGTAGAACAAGAAATACAACAAGTAGCACAACAGGCTGAAATAAATGATAATGAAATTTCACGTATTAAACAACTTACCGGAACACTATCTCAGGGTGGTACTGATACTCAACGTAAGGCAAAACTAAGTTCTGATGATCTAGAAAAACTTCAAAAAGAATTAGAACAATTAAAAACTAAACCTGGTATGGATTCAGAGAAGTTTAATCAGTTAAAAAAGCAAATTGAAACTATGGTTTCTAATCCATCAATAGATGATAAAGAATTATCAAAAATAAATTCTTTAGTCAATACACTTACCCAACAAAGACAAGTTGGAGATACCTTATATAAAAAAATAGAAGACCAATTACGTAAGACGCAATCTGATTTAGATAAAAAAGAAGGTAGATTTTCAAAATATATTGAAAAGAAAAAGGGCGAAATAGGTACAATTCAACAACAAAATGCCGGCGAAATAAAAAAATATTCTGATATTGTTAAAAGTTATCAACAAGATATTGAAAAATTTAATTCACAAGTAGAAAAACTAAACAAAGATAGAGAATTTATCAATAATGAAAAACAAATTATAGTAAATTTGAGAGGTGAGGTTCAACAAAATGCCGAAATAATTCAGCAGAATGCTGATAATATTAACAACGATTCAAAAGAAGCCGCAGAATTGTTAAAGGTAATTAAACAACTATATACTAAAAATATCAAGGATATAGATGATACACCTTCTACATCTGATGTAGATGATACACCTTCTACATCTGATGCGGATAATATTATACCTAGTAGGGATGATATTCGTAAAGTTTATAAAGATAATATATCTCAGTCTGATAATCAGGCGACTACTGATACTGATACTGAACCTTCAAAACAAAAAGATAATGTTGTACCATTTCCAACTCAAGCAGAATTAGCAGGTTTATACCCTAAAGGTGGTACTGTTGATGCTACCACTGATGATAAGAGTGCCAATAATGATGATGGAATAGTTGGATATGATCGTCGGGCTAAACTTGTAAAAACAGGTACGGATGAAAGTCTATTAGAATATGAAAATCAACCATTTAAAATATACAAAAATTGGGGAGATCCTCGTTTCAATAAATGGATGAAAGATAATTTATCTATGTTAATTACATTGTTTAAAAATAAATTCAGAGAAGAATTATCAAATAAAAATCCTAAGTACGGTGATGGTCAAATATCATATAGTATACAAGAAGAAGCTTGGTATCTCAAAGAAATATTTGAAAATAAAGAAGATTCTATATTAACTAGAGAAAAAATGGATAGTTATTTAACTTTAGTTAAAAGAACATTGTTTAGTCAACCGTCGAACTCAACATTGTATATGCAACCAAATGATTTGTTTAATGAAAGCCTAGCTAAAACATATGCCCGTATGTTGGATAACATCATTGGTTTAGATTACATCAAAAAGGGTTAAAAACCTGTACAAAAAAATGTGTTTACCCACAAACGGGATAAATACTATTGACATTGAGAGTTAGCTATGCTATACTAACTCTTATGTTAGTCGCTTCATAGGGAAGCGGCGAATATTAAAAACGAGACCATCTCAATTTATAAGGAAATTTATCATGGCATCATTAGCAGAGATTCGTGCCCGTATTGCGGCACAAGAAAACAAATCAAATTCTGGTTCAACACAGAAACAATCAGATAACTCTATCTACCCTCATTGGAATATGGACGAAGGCACAACAGCCACAATGCGTCTATTGCCTGACGCAGATAGCAATAACCCATACTTCTGGGTAGAACGACAAATTATTAAACTTCCATTCAATGGGGTTAAAGGTGATTCTAATATTAAACGTATTGAGGTTCAAGTACCTTGCGTTGAAATGTATGATCCCAAAGCACAATGCCCAATCTTAACTGAGGTTCGTCCTTGGTATAAAGATGAAACATTAAAAGAGTTAGCAAACAAATACTGGAAGAAACGCAGTTACTTGTTTCAAGGTTTTGTTCGTCAAAACCCAATTGGTGATGACAAGACACCAGCTAACCCAATTCGTAGGTTCATTATTAGTCCACAAATCTTTACAATCATTAAAGCAAGTTTGATGGATCCTGAGATGGAAGAATTGCCAACAGACTTTATGCGTGGTCTTGATTTGAATATTAAGAAAACAAGTAAGGGTGGATATGCTGATTACTCAACAAGTAATTGGGCACGTAAAGAGTCAGCATTGACTGAAGCAGAGCAAGCCGCTATTGAAGCACATGGTTTATACAATTTGGCAGAGTTCTTGCCAAAGCGTCCTGGTGAAGCAGAGTTGCGTATCATCAAAGAAATGTTTGACGCAAGTGTAGACGGTCAACCATATGACTTAGAGCGTTGGGGTAGTTACTATCGTCCTTGGGGACTAGAAGCACCTGCAGGAGCAACCGCGGAAAAACAAACAGCTACTACTGAAACTAGAGCACCCGCAACCGCCCCCGTAGCAGAAACTTCAGCACCATGGGAAGATGACGCTGTAGCAGCCGCAGAATCAATTAAGATTCCAACAGCACAACCTTCAAGCGACAAAGCACAAGACATTCTAGCAATGATTCGTGCTAGACAAAACAAGTCTTAAAAGGTAGTAGGGAGCATTGCTCCCTACCTAAGGAGAACTCCATGACATTACCAGACGAAAGATACCGCGCCATTAAGCAAGGTAAAAAACTATTGGAAGAATTATGCGATCCAGGTAAGACACCTCGTGTACCTAGTATCATTAGAGATAGGGCTAGAGGTGCATTACGTCATTATCCAAATGATTGGGAATTAGAATCTATCGCAGAAAAATGTCCAGATATACTAGACAAGCAAACATTTAGTGTATATACTAACGGTGTACACGTAAAATAAAAGGAATATAAAATGAAATACCTAGAAAAATTAAACAAAGTAAATGAATCATTTACCATCAATCGTTATACTAATGGTTATATGATTGAAGTAGGTGGTAGAGATTCAGAGAATGATTGGAAGAATTACAAATTTCTTTGCACTACTGATGAAGAACTCTTTGCTGTAATCAAGGAAGCATTAGCACTAGAATTGGATAATTAATATGGCAAAACCATTTGATATTAGTAAGTTCCGTAAGGACATTACAAAAAGTATTGAAGGTCTATCAATAGGATTTAACGATCCTACTGATTGGATCTCGACAGGAAATTATGCTCTCAATTATCTCATTAGCGGCGACTTTAATAAAGGCGTTCCTCTTGGTAAAGTTACTGTCTTTGCCGGAGAGTCAGGCGCAGGAAAAAGTTTCATCTGTTCAGGAAACCTCGTCAGACACGCACAAGAACAAGGAATCTTTGTAGTCTTAGTTGACTCTGAGAATGCCCTTGACGAAGCATGGCTACACGCACTTGGTGTATCCACTGCAGAAAATAAACTATTAAAACTAAACATGGCAATGATTGACGAAGTAGGAAAAACTATTTCTATGTTCGTTAAAGATTACAAAGCACTACCTGAAACAGATCGTCCTAAGGTATTGTTTGTAGTTGATTCATTAGGTATGTTATTAACACCCACGGACGTTAATCAGTTTGAAGCAGGTGATATGAAAGGTGACATGGGTCGTAAGCCTAAAGCACTAACAGCACTTGTTCGTAATTGTGTTAATATGTTTGGTTCACTGGGCATTGGCTTAGTAGCAACTAATCACACCTATGCTTCACAAGATATGTTTGATCCAGATGATAAAATCTCAGGCGGTCAAGGTTTCGTTTACGCATCAAGTATTGTAGTTGCTATGAAGAAACTAAAACTTAAAGAAGATGAAGATGGTAATAAGATTAGTGATGTACGAGGTATTCGTGCCGCATGTAAGATTATGAAAACTCGCTATGCGAAACCATTTGAATCTGTTCAAGTTAAGATTCCTTATGAAACAGGCATGAGTCCCTATTCAGGTCTACTAGATATGATTGAGAAGGCCGAACTTGTTAAGAAAGAAGGTAACAGTCTTGTCTACACAACACTTGATGGTGAAATTATTAAGAAGTTTCGTAAAGGATGGGAAGCTAATACTGACGGTTGCTTAGATATAGTAATGAGCGAGTATAGTCAAAAATCATCTACAAAGATAAGTACTGTAACACCTGAGGAGGAGGGTACAGAATGAGTTTAGATTTTGTTGCTGAAGTTTGGGATGCACTACGCACACACATTGATTTCAATGACCGTAGTGATGCCGCAGATACACTTATCAATCTATTGATTGACAACAACTACGAAACCGACGATATCAAAGATGCGTTCAAAGGCGACAAGGAAGTGCTTAAGGCATTGAAAGGTTATGCGGAACAACACGATGATGTTGAAGATGACTACGAAGAAGAAGACGAAGACCAAGACGATTGGAATTAAATGTCAAATTGGTATACAAGGATCACCGCTAATTTAGTTGTGATACCCGATTTTATTTCACACTATGACAATGAAATAATTTCCGCAAAAAGTGATGTAAAGGTATACGGCAATCTTGAAAAGAATATTGCCGCATTACCCGGAATCACAGAACATAGATTTAACCAACTACAAGAGATAGAAGCAGTATTAAATTATCTCAATATTCAATTACGGAAAATTCGCCGAAAGCATTTTCAAAAATACTTAGAAGCGTATAATAGAGCATTGACAAGCCGTGATGCTGAGAAGTATGTTGATGGTGAGGATGAAGTAGTTGACTTTGAAACACTTATCAATGAAGTAGCATTACTACGCAATCGTTGGTTAGGTATAATGAAGGGCCTTGAAGCTAAACAATGGCAAATGGGACATATCGTAAGATTACGCACAGCAGGCATGGAGGATATCACAATTGGCTAATACATATAGCAGTAACACAATAACATTGACTGGATCTGGAGGTAGTGGGATGAATTCTATCAGTCCGCACTCTATAAGCCCGTTATCTATAAATTCATTATCACATAACTCATCTATTACGTTGGATGATACTTATCTTAATAATTTGTTTAAAAACATTAATAGAAGTGACTATGTAAAAAGATATGAAGTAATAGAAGCCACTGAAGATATATTAGCATTAAGTGTTGCTTGGAAACGATTGCGTGATACAAAAAATGAATCAATACAAACTGGTATTACTACATTATTAGATGATAACTTATTCAGAAAAATAGAAGAACCTGACAGGATTCGTGCTAATGAGATAAGAGATTATTTCAGCAAAAAAATTATGTTATGGACTCTTAAAAGTGTTAAGTTATCCGCCTATAGACAAGACCTAAATAAATTTATTCATGGTGATGGCAAAAAAGTCACAGAAGAATTGTTACCACTCATTTATAGATTGCCTGAGTTCTACGAATATGATGTTCAATTCGACCAGTTCAAAAGAGAAGTTAATGTAGAAATAACTAATTTTGGTAAGATAGATAGTGTTAAAAAAATCACTACACTAACTCCTGTTACAAGTTTTTACAAAACCAACAAACGGGTAAAACATTTTGAATATTGGTTAAAGGATAGCAATGACAATGCTCATTTGATTACAATCGAACCAAAGAATCCGTTAAAGCATATTTGGGATAAGATTTTTACTAATGGTCAATTACGTATTGAAGCTACATGCTACCCTAAAAAGTATGATGAATTACAATACTTTCAGTTACTAAATTGGTCGGTAGCCTAAATTTGACAATAAATGGCTTTTAGTATACAATAGAGTCTTATTCAGTTGAAAGGGTCTTATGGGTTACAAAGTTGTTGCTGACAAGTATCAGATGGACGAAATGCGTACAAAGTATGGTCCACGTAACGGTCTAGAAGGACCGTTCAATTTCTCCGGAAGAGTGTTGTATTATGACAACAAAGAAGGCCAATACTACGATCCTAGGAGTGATTTCTACGTGGAACAGTCAGAAATGAATGAAATTCATGCTAGTTTGATAGCCAAAATTTGACAATAAATGGATTTGGCGCTATAATAGAATCTTAGACAGTAAAGAAAAGGACTACGAAATGACTACAGAATTCAAATCTTGGGAAGAATTGACAACTTTAGAGCAGTATTCCAGCATCTACTGGGATATGTATAAAGATGCTTTTGGCATTCGTCCCCGAGGTATTGATACTTCTGCCTGGACTGAAGCAGACTTTCAGGCCGAGTTTAAAGAGTTGGGTGAGGTCATTGACCGTGAAGAAAAGATCCGTGTTGCGGCACAAGAAAATGCAATGTTCTCTTTTGAGAAAAGGGTTGATGACCTAATCTTTTCAGGTGCCAGAGACCGTGCAACAGCAATTCGCTGGATCCACGAAGCTGAGGACACCCAAGGTGATGATGAGTATTTGTGCTATACTTTGGGCTTGCCCTACATGTACTTTCGTAAGGTAGCATAATTTGACAATAAATGGCATTCATGCTATAATACTTGTATTGATTGATTAACACACAGGAGAAGCTATGTCTACAGTTCGTATTTTGTCAGGTTCATATCGTAATGAAGCAGTTAAAGGTGAAGTGTTTACACTTGTTAAGGGTTTTCAGACAAGTAAAAAAGGTAGTTATGTGACTGTTAAAAACGATGGTCAGTTCCCGGGTCGTAGTGCTGAGATTAAAATCTTAGTAGATGCGATTGATAATATTGAATTTTTAAATGGAGATAAAGTTATGGCTAATGCTGTAGTAGAGTTTAAGAAAGAAGCAGTTAAAGAAACAGAACAGGAAGCAATGGACCGTATTGCTACTCGTTTTGAGGTACTTGATGAAATGTCACGTGCATGTATCAATGGTGATATACGTGCTATGATTGTTTCAGGCCCGCCCGGCGTCGGCAAATCTTATGGTGTTGAGACACAAATGGAGAAAGCAAGTATGTTTGACAAGCTTGCAGGCAAACGTGTGCGTTTTCAAATTGTTAAAGGTGCTATGACAGCATTGGGCTTGTATACTCAACTGTACAAGTATTCTGACACAAAGAATGTGTTAATTTTTGATGATTGCGATTCAGTTTTTACTGATGACTTGAGTTTGAACATTCTTAAGGCCGCACTTGATTCAGGCAAGACTCGTAGAATTTGCTGGAATAGTGATTCACGTTTGTTGCGTGAAGAAGGTATCCCGAATACTTTCAACTTCAATGGTAGTGCTATCTTTATCACTAACTTGAAATTCGGCAATCTGAAATCTAAGAAATTGCAGGATCACTTAGAGGCTTTGCAGTCACGTTGTCACTTTCTTGACTTGACAATCGATGGTGATCGTGACAAGATGTTGCGTATCAAGCAAGTACATCGTGATGCTGATGGTGGCTTGTTTAAAGATTATGATTTTAATGAAGAACAATCACAAACTGTGATTAACTTCATGTGGGACAATCATACTAAATTGCGTGAAGTGTCCTTGCGTATGTGTTTGAAGATTGCGGACTTGGTTAAGATCAGTCCCGGCAACTGGCAGAATCTTGCTAAGACAACTTGTATGAAAGCATAACCCCTGCAGTGTGCGTAACGGCAATGTCAATAAGCCCGTTTCGATAAGTTTTTCGTTCCTTCGTTAATCACTTTTGAGAGACTTCGGTCTCTCCTTTTTTATTGATTTTTTGTTTTATTTGTTGTATAATTATTGAATGGTTGAATTTAATAACAAAGAACAGTTAGTATATTTTATGGTTACCAACTTAAGATTAAGTAGGTATGATATTAGATTCCTTCAAAATCTTGAAAAAATTATTCTAGTTAAAAATCGGATAACTAGTAATCAATCAAATTTAGTTGATAAACTTATTGAAAAATATGAACGTCAATTTGTAAAAAATCAAATGTTTATTAAGGATTTATCAAAGCTTCCTTGGAAAACACTTGTAGTAGAAACTACCGATGAATATACATCCGCTCATATAGGTATCGTAGATGATAACGTCATTCTTAAAACACCCTATAATAAAGCATTTATTACAGCATTCAGGAACCTTAGTCAATCTAGTTTTGTATGGGATAATACGAATAAATACTATATTGCTGATTTGAGTACCTTTTCTTTAAAACTAGCATTACGTATGACTGCAATTTTCTTCAATGAAATTAGGTTTAGTGACAATGTTAACAAAATATTAAACCAGCAAGAGTATTATAAAGATGTAAAATATTGGACACCCACATTAGTTTGCGTTAATGGGAATTATATGATAGCATCTACTAACTCTGCATTAGATGAAGCTATTAAACATATTACTTTAACTACAGAATTAACAACATTAGCTGAACTAGTAAGATACGGAATTGAAATTGATAACAGTATTTTATTAACTGATGAAGAACGATTTGCTGGTTCATATAATCCTAAAGTAGAATTAACCAACATATGTGATATTGTTCCTTGGTTAAAAAACATCAAATGTGATTATGTTACTGTATCAGGTGTGGGACTATCAACTAATGTAAAGTTTAAAAATGATTTAAAACAAGCATTAGAACTTGCAGGAATACGTTATAACGATTCTGCAAGAATGATGATACACGATAATACAAGTAAGTATAAATTCCCAGTAGTAATTAAATTCAAATTGATATCTGATACAGATCATGCTAATACAGCAAAAGTAATCACCGTGGTAAATAGTCAACCAGTTAACTTGGAAAAGAATGAAACAATGTAAAATAATCGTCAAAGACGAAGTGAATGTAAAGATTGAGGGTCTTGAACTATCGGAGCGCAAAGCACTGATGAAAATGTTTGAGTACGAAATACCCGGAGCACGTTATCTACCTGCAGTAAGATTAGGTAGATGGAATGGTAAGGTAAGCTATTTCAGTTTAGCCGGTAGTACTTATATCAATCTACTACCTGAAATACTCCCTTACCTAGACAATGCAGGATATGACATTGAACTAGAGGATTTAAGAGATTACACAACAACCTTTACATTCGACAAAGTGTCCGAGGATACGTTCAAAAATAAGAACTGGCCTAAAGGTCATCCCAAAGAAGGTGAACCGGTAGTTTTACGTGATTATCAAATTGAACTAGTAAACAACTTTTTAGAAAACCCGCAATCATTACAGGAGATTGCTACAGGGGCAGGTAAGACACTAATGACTGCGGCACTAAGTTATACTATAGAAAAGTATGGTCGTAGTATTGTCATCGTTCCAAACAAGTCACTGGTAACACAAACAGAAGCAGATTACATTAATCTAGGATTAGATGTTGGTGTATATTTTGGTGATCGTAAAGAATATAACAAAACACATACTATCTGTACTTGGCAAAGTCTTAACAATATGCTTAAGAAAACAAAAGCAGGTGAAGCAGAAGTGGATATTGGAGACTTCATTGAAGGTGTTGTATGTGTGATGGTTGATGAAGTACATATGGCAAAAGCTGACGCACTAAAAACATTGCTAACTGGTGTATTTGCTAAAGTGCCCATTCGTTGGGGATTAACAGGAACTATCCCTAAAGCAAAGTTTGAAGCACAAAGTATATATGTAAGTTTGGGTAACGTTATTGGTAAACTATCAGCAAGTGAATTACAGGATCAAGGTGTATTAGCACGTTGTTATGTTAACATTATTCAATTACAAGATGGTAAAGAGTTTACTAACTATCAAAGTGAATTAAAACATTTACTAGAAGATAGTGAAAGATTGGATAAGATAGCTAGTTTAATAAATGGTATTAATGATACAGGTAACACATTGATCCTTGTTGATAGGGTTAATGCAGGAAAAGAGATTGTTAGTAGATTGCCCGGAAGTGTATTTGTCAGTGGTGCTACTAATATGAATGAACGTAAGGAAGAATATGATGAAGTTGCGACAAGCACTAATAAAATTATTGTGGCTACTTATGGTGTGGCTGCTGTTGGTATCAATATACCCCGTATTTTTAATCTTGTTCTCATAGAACCCGGAAAAAGTTTTGTTCGGGTTATACAAAGTATTGGACGTGGGATTAGAAAAGCTGAAGATAAAGACCATGTACAAATCTACGACATAACCAGTAGTTGTAAATTTGCCAAAAGGCATTTGACCCAACGTAAAGCTTTTTATAAAGAGGCTAATTACCCGTTTGATGTAGAAAAGTTGACTTATAGATAAAGAAAGTAAAGTAATGAAATTTATAGTAGATATTGATGGTACTATCTGTACTGGAACTGAACAACGTGTATACGAAAATGCTAAACCTATTGTTGACCGTATTGAGTATTTTAATAAACTATATGATGAAGGTAATGAAATCCATTATTGGACAGCACGTGGAAGTGGAAGTGGAATAAACTGGGATGAACTTACTATTAAACAATTAAATGATTGGGGTGCTAAGTATACAACCGCTAAAACGGGTAAACCCTCATATGATATATGGATTGACGATAAAGCATTTAATGTTGATAACTATTTTGATTCAATTAAATCCAATTACCCAATCAACAAATAAAAGTTGACTTATAGATAAGAATGTGATAGAATAACAACATGCGTATATTAACACTTGAAAACGAATTTTATAATTTAGAGACATTGCCGGAGGAAATAGACGACCTTCGCTTTGCGATACTAGATAACAGTAATCCACAAAACGTAGATTATCATTACATCCCATTAATCTTTTTGGAATCATTTAACAGTCCTGCACTTGTATTAAAAATTGGGAATCAAACTGTTAAGATGCCAGTAGATTGGCAAATATTGATTGGCGAACAAGAACACGGAGACTTAGAGACATTGCCTTTAACAAGTATCAATGATAGAGGATTTAATGCGTTTGAGTTTAATCCTTTAACAAGCTTTAGCCCAAGTTTTGTACCAATTGAGATTGTAGATATTTACCATGATGTGACATGGTATGCACCTAGATTAAAGAATGGCCAATTCTTATGTGTGCCATTAGATGATGGTCCTAAACCAAGATGTGTATATTTTGTAAAAGAGATTAGTCGTAACTGTGAGATTGTAGATTATAGTCAGGCATTCTAATGGCAACTAAAAAGAGTACTCCTATTGATGAGAAATTTGTAGCACAAGACTTTGACTTGTTTGATGCTCTTACGGCTATGGACAAGAAAGACTATGCGTATTATGATAGGTTAACAGAAGAACAACAAAAGAAGTTTGTTCCCTATATGATGACACATTGGATGAGTGCTATCAAAGGTTCAGGAGATGTTCAAGGTTATTACTTGCGTAGTGTTGACTATCACGCAAATAAATATCTATTCAATGAATATGTACAGAAGCATCCTAAATTGCAATGGTATATGTTATGTGCTAGTAGTCCTGGATTAGGCAAACAATTTCATCAGTGGATTCCTCATTTAGGTAGTAAAGTAACATCATTAAAAGAGCCTGCTAAAGCAAAAGATATTAAAGAATATTACACTAAAATCTATCCCAAAGTAGATAGCGATGATATTGATGAGATAGCAAAAGCATTTGTACAAGAACATAAACGTAAATGCTATTTGGCAGAAACATACCCTAACTTAAAACAATCTGATATAGAAGTTCTTAGTCAATTGGTGACTGAAGAAGATATTAAGCAATATGAAAAAGACCGAGGAAACTAAATCAGCATATGGATGTGAGTTTTGTAAAGCTACGTTCCAACGTGAAAGTACTGTACTTAAACACATATGCGAACCTAAACGTAGATGGTTAGAACGTGACCGTCAAGGTAATCGTGTAGGTTTCCAAGCTTGGTTACAGTTTTATAAGAAGAATACTGCAGGTACAAAGAATCGTACATATGAAGAATTCATTAAGAATCCTTATTACCTTGCGTTCATTAAGTTTGGTCTATATTGTGTAGAGATTAAATGTATCAATGTTAGTAGATTTAGTGATTGGTTATTAAAGAATTCAATTCGCATTGACAATTGGAGACAAGATACTAATTACACAAAGTTCTTGTGTGAATATTTGCGTATTGAAGATCCGTTAGATGCGATACATCGTAGTATTGAAATAACAATAGAAAAAGCTGAAGCTGAAAAGATTCAAAGCAGAGATTATTTACGTTATGGCAATCCTAACAATATATGTTATGAGATTGCTAGAGGACGAATTAGTCCCTGGATGTTATATCAAAGTGATAGTGGTGTCCAATTCTTAAGTACATTACGTGATGACCAGCAGAAGATGATTATGGATTACATTAATCCAGAGCAATGGGCATTAAAGTTCAATCGTGATCCTGCGAATGTTAAACAAGTTAAGGAATTATTAAATGCCGGCGGCTATTAAAATACCAAAAACTATTCACATAGTTTGGATAGGTGACGAATCTAAAATACCTAGTGATTGTATTAAAACTTGGGTCGATCTTAATACTACCTGGATAGTTAAAGTCTGGGGTAACACTGAATATTATAACTATCCATGGAGAAATCGAGAGGCTATGGACAAACTTTGGGATGATGACAAGTTTGAAATTAGTCGTAAGAGTGGTATTGCTGATATTATGCGCTATGAAATTTTATACAACGAGGGTGGATTTTGTATTGATGCCGATTCAACATGTATCAAACCATTAGAAGATTGGTTATTTGACGCAGAAGCTTGTGCTGGATGGGAAAATGAAACAGCGCGGCCAGGACTTATTGCTGTTGGATACATGGCATCAATTCCCAATAATTTATTTTTTAACAGAATTATTGATGAAATATATAACGATCCTGATATTACAGATAATTTACCTTGGATCAAAACCGGACCACTTAGATTAACCAACGCATATAATTCGCTAAAATACAATAATCTAAAAATCTGGCCATCACACTATTTTATACCAACTCACTATACCGGGATATCCCATACAGGAAATGGTCCGATATTTGGTATACAAGAGTGGATGACTACATTTGCTTCAGCAAGGAATTATTAAATGTCGGCGGGTACTAGAGTTCGTATATCCTGGAAAAAGGGAGATATAATCGATTGGAATGAAACCTGTGCCTGGGTAGTAGAACAATTTGGATTACCCGGTGACAAGTTTGAAACACATGCTACTGAAGATTATATGGATTTTTACTTCAAAGATGAAAAAGATGCCATTCTATTTGAGTTGACCTGTGGCTGACGTTATCTTATATATTACTGCTAAAAGAACTATGGAAATAGGACATGAGTTACGAAACATGGGTTATGTTCAAGGAGTTGATTTTGATTATGCTTATTACCAAGAAAAATATGACAATTTTAGCCATGAACCTATTGTAAAACGACATGCAAGGTTTACTTTTTACAATGATAGTAATGCTAGTTACTTTGCACTAAAATGGCAATGATAATTGAACATTATGATTATGCTGTAGGTTGGGAAAATACTAAACCCGGCTGGCATGAATGTACTGTACATGTTAAACATCTTGACAAATATAATGAAATAGTTAAATGGTTAGAAACTAATATAGGTAAACATGAAAGACATTGTAGATGGGGCATAACTGATGATGACCTAATCAGCTTTAAGTTTAGATATGAAAAAGATTACATTTT